TGCAGTATACTTAACTGAGCAAAAGCAAAGTGACAAGCGTAATAAAAAAGCAGAAGTTAAAAATCAATCCTTTAAGGAAAGATATAAACCTAAAACACATTGGCAGTTAGAAGAACTTAGACGTTACGGTCTTTAAGCGCATTTCTTACATTTGTTCTCATCATATAGTTTATCTATTTTATCTTGTTGAACATATGCTATAGGGTCTCTATACCCTGCACTTACAAAGCCTTTTACTCTCATACTACTTGACGGGGTAGTAGCATCTGCTAGTTTATCTTCTCTATCAGAATAACAAGTCCAGGTATCTCCAAACTTTACACCTAATCGAATACCTTCTTTAATAATTTCTTCTTTAGACATATCTAATAAAGGTGCTTCTACTTTAATTCTATTCTCTCTATTAAGATCAGTTACGTTATTAAGAGTATCAACAAACTCTTCACTACCGTCCCAGTAACCAGCAAGCGAATCAACTTGAGCTGCTCCATACCAAACAGTATCAGCGCCTACACTTTCTGCATAAGCAGAGCAAATAGATAAAAACATTAAGTTTCTAAACGGTACGTAAGATACAGGCTGTGCATCCCCAGCTATTTTACTTATATCTGGGTTATCTATATCAGTATTAGTTAGAGATGACGTAGGGGCTATATCTTTTATATACTTTACATCTAAAACTTTATTAGTTACCTTAACATTAAACCACCCAGAAAATTGGTTGTTAATATTTTTAATTTGTTTATTAACACAGCTAAGTTCTCGCTTATGTCTTTGACCGTAATCAAAGGTTATTGTATGAATTTCATTATAACCCCTATCTTGTGCCATATATAATAGCACAGACGAGTCCATTCCACCACTAAGAGTCAGTACTAGCTTTTTCATCATTAATTAAATCATCTAATCCAAGTTCATCAGGAACTTCATCTTCATTATTACTATAAGACCATTCGTTCTTAATTCTTTCTTCTACTTTAGGTAGGATAGTTTCTTCCCAGAGTTTAGTATCCTTTCTCCAATTTTTATAATATCCTAACTTAGTACCATCTTCAAGCTGATAAGTTGCTCCTGTTTGAATTACAGCGCCAACACCTACAGCCAGGTCAACTAAACCATAATATCTATCAAGTCCAGACGAGAAAGAAAGATACATTTCACCTTCTAGATATTGTTTAATAAATCTATTTTTACGAGTTAATGCTCTTATAATAATACCGGAATATTTCTTTTGACCAACAGCTAACTCACCGTCAACAGTCTTACCTCCATCAGATTTCATGGGCTTACGAGCAAGTTGAACAGTTACCGAAGGTAAGTAGATGCAAGATTTGCCTCCAGGCATGTTCTTTTCAATAGAAGGAAATAGAGCAGTAGGATCATCATAAACATGGTTAGTACAAAGGATGGTAGTTTGAGTAACTGAACCTAAATTAGTACATGTCTGCATTAATGTCTTCATAGCTCGTGCTTTAGTACCCATATCTGATGAAGTACTATCTTTACTCATACGATTAAGTTCCAATTCAGACTGCAAGTTAGCTAAAGAGTCGATAGCTACAATAAACTTACCTTCGAGTCCTTTTTCTTTAACTGAAGTAAGGAACTTATACAAGGAATTTCTAGCTTGCTCAATACTAGTACAAGGAACATATTTTACTTTACTAATATCTAGCCCAAGTCTTTCAGCACCTTCTGGATCAATAGCATTCTCAGTATCAAAGATAACAGGAATAAGTCCTTCTTCTTGTGCTTTAGCTAAAATTTTCTGAACAAACAATGACTTACCGGTCATTGATTCACCAGCTAGCATAGTTACTCTACCCTTAGGTATACCCCCTTTAATCGAGCCTGAAATAATAGCATTTAATACGTATGATCCTGTATCAATCCATTCACCCACTCTACTAAGAGTATTACTATCTAAATAAGTAGCAAACGGGTTAACCTTATCTATATCATCTAATGCACTAGCAATATCTTTATCCATATATAAGATTATATTTTCTTATATATATTTTTCAACTGTGTAATTTGTTCTAATAGGTGCAAAACGTTTGTACCTTTAATTGTATTAGTTTTGATAGTCATAGGGTAGTTAAACTCTGTGTCAATACGAATACCCTCAACATCACAGTCAGGTGTAACCATATCATCTACAAAGTCATATAAACCTCTACTCTTAAGATTCTTGTAGTGATAATCTACTAGTGGTTTAATAGTTTCAACTACTACATTTACTTCAGCCATCATGGTTAAATATCTAAAATATAGCCCTTCATTTGTAGTTAAATCAGCTATAATTATTAAATTCACATAATTATTTATAGTTTCTAATTAAAGATAAAAAAAGCCTTGGTAATTAATTACCAAGGCTTTTAGGTTAAGTTTAATAATATTAAACAGTATATGTTTTAATATACTCTTCTTTTTTCCTGCGTGGAACATCTACCTCGAGGACTCCATTAACGTAAGTAAAATTAATCTTATTAAGATCAAATTCTCTTCCTACTGAAAACGACCTATTATAGGTTTGTTCTTTTTCACCATCGTGAGCTTTCACCTTACGCTTAGCTTTAATGTAAACTTCGCGTTGATCCGTGTCTGTAGAAAGATCTAGATCATCTTTTATAACGCCTGGTAGGTCAATTTGAACGCTTAATGTATCTTCATCAGATGCAAAACGAACTTGATCTCCGGTTTTATATACTTCTTCCAACTGGTGGAAGACTGGTGTCAGATTAAAAAAGCCATCAAAGGCTCTTTCGATTTCTGCAATTGGGTTGTGTGTGTATTTAGTTAGTTTCATAGTAAAATTATTTATACAACAACCCTGCTAGCTACCTAAGTAGCAACAGGTTCTTTTTCCTCAACTTTTTCTTCCTCGTCGTCAAAAAGTTGAATTACTTCTGGCTCTTCTTGTGCAGCTTGCTGTTGCTGGATAGGAGGATTTGGGTTGTTAATATTTTCATATTGAGTAATAATACGATCATCTAGCTCAATATTCGAAACACTAATAGCAGCTTTGTTAAAAGTCCAATCGTTCTTCTTCTTATCTTTAAGGAACTCCATAAAGACATACGGGAAAGATTGCACTTGAAGCTGACCAGTGTTTTGATCAGGCTGTACATGAATAATTACGGGATTTTCTAAAGTAAGAGTATCTTTGTTATCTTTCTTAAGAACTCCTACTACTGTTCTGCCGATATGATCGACAATGGTTTTGATGTTTTTTGGTTCTGCCATATTATTATTTTAGTTAAAAGTTATAATTATCAACTGTATTTTACTGATAAATTAATGTATCACAAATCTTTTTTGCTTCTGTTAAAGCTTCTTTAGCTTGCTTCGAAAGGTATGTTGATTTATCTGAAGCGTGTTCGAGAGTATCTCTTAAGATAAAAACTGATCTTCTAATTTTTTCAATTTCTGTAGAATTAATAGTTCCGGAACCATCATCTTGTCCAGTAATAATGTTCCTTACGATTGCTAAAGTTTCTAAAATTCCTTTAGCTTTGCCTCTATTAAATGCTGGGTGTGCATTTTTAGTATTATCATCTTGAGGGTTGTCAGTATATCCACCAGGTTGTATTGCCATAATCTTATTTACTAAACAAGTCGAATAATTCAACCTGTACATTTTCAGCAGGTTTACGAATTTTCCAACCTACACAATCATAAAAACGCTCAATACCTTGAAAGAGAATTTTTTCAAACATTTTATCGTAATCGATCTTAAAAATATCATTAAACTCTTTAGGATATTCATATTTAAATCCTATACTATCTAAACCATACTTATTCGGTCTTTCTACATACATATACCTAACTTTATCTCCGGAGCTTAAGTCTTCATATCTATTACCGGTATTAAGTTTATCTAAGAGCAGATTGTAAAAGTAAGCTGACTTAACGTGAATAGGCATCCCTTTAACTGTATTAAACTCGTTGCAAGATACAGCATATTTTTCATAGCCTTTCACACCCATAACAAAAGCAAGTTCTTCCGGAGTAAGCTTTTTGAATATATCATACGTTTCATTAAGTATTTTATTTGTCTTTGATAAAGACTGAGTACTTAGCATAGTTTCAATAATTTTTTTCGCATATGGCTTAATAGCATTAGGCATAGTAGTCCGGACTACTTCAACACCAGTATACTTAAATTTATTTTCCTTAATACCTTCATCATCTAAGATATGCATCACGTATCTTTTTTTCTGTAAGAATACTCCTACATCAGCAATACATTCACGTTTGAATACAAATCGACTATCTTGTGATAATAGAGATTTTTTAGACCATTCCTGCACACCAGCATTTAAATAGTCTTCAATCTCCTGAATTTTATCATGAGTATCTTGATGTACGTCATCTCCATCTAAAAAGTTTAAGCCCTTATTAACAAGAGGAGTAATAGATACGTAGGAAGAATCGGTATCGTTATATACAATACAACCTTCAAGCTCTCTATCAGATATATCAGGAACTTCATTTTTGATAAATTCCTTAATAAGCTCATTTGAATATTTAATAACTGCTTGACCAGTTAGCGTGACAGAAGATGCAATATCGTCATCACCAATAGGAGCGTTTTTATTACCCATATAACCATAACACGAGTTAATAAGAATTTTAATAACCATTTGCGAAGTATTGAGTCTTTCAACTTCATATTTAGCTTCAATATACTCCGGAGAATTTTTCTTAAGTTTTTTGAGTTTAGTTTTAGCTTTAAAGAGATCTTTCTTAATTACAACGCGTTGATTATAGTAATACTCTAAAAATTCAGGTATAATACCTTTCTTCTTTTGAGTAAAGAGGAAGCCGGCTTTAGATAATGCGCATTGCTCGTCTTTAAGAAACTTAGCGAACGCAGGTCTATCAAGTTCAAACAACTTACCACTTACATGCTGTATAACTATCTTCTTATCAGTAGTATTCTCTACTTTACCTATTTTAGTTTCAGGTGAAGTATTAAGTGATATCATCACATTAGGGTATAGAGAATTAGCATCAAAAGATACAACATGATTCTTAAATCCGTTCTTAGGTTCAGCAACATACGCACCGGGGTTCTTTCCAGTATCTGCATTACGTAAAAATGTTGCAATTACCTCACCCCGTTTTCTAGCTTTAATGCAAAGAGCGCCGTTAATAACTTGAATAGTACCCATCGCACCTTCAAGCGTAGTTAATCCTACATAAGATAGTTTACGTAATAAAGGAAAATATTGTAGCTTTTCTTCTAACCGGACTAATAAGTTAACGTCTTGAATATTATAGTCAATAAAGGTATTCCAATCTTCTTCTGATAACGTTGCAAGGTTAGTATCACCATAATCAATCTTTCTTTGACCTAGTTCAACTTCACCAATTGCGTCAAGTTTATAAGACTCTCTTAGTTTTAAACAAAACCTTTTGTATACATCAAGATAATCTAAACAAGCAACCCCGTCTATATAATAACGTTTTTGATCCTGACCAAATTTACCTTTAATAGCTCTAAAATGAACTCTACCTAATGGAGATAATCGATTAACATAATCTTGACCAAGTATACGTTCGATACGATTTATGATATAAGGTATATCAAAAAACTCAGAGTTCCAACCACTTAAAATATCCGGGTAATCACTCTCAAGATATTCAATAAACTTAATAAACATCTCTCGCTCATCTTTACAGTAAACATAATTAAGGTTATCTACACCTTTACCAGTATATTTCTTAATACCAAAGGTATGAAACTTCTTAGTAAAGTTATCATAGCAAGTTATTACATTTACTACATGAGTAGGGTTTTCAGGATCAGGAAACGTATCAGGAGAATAAGTCTCAATATCTAACAAGCATGTTTTTAAAGGTTGACTACTAAACTCATCTGCTTCATTCTGCTCCCAATATAGGTCTAAAAGAAATTGCTGAGCTGGAGGCATATTTTCAAATACTCGCTTAACGTTAGATTCTCTAACAAAGCGTGATCGATCAAAGCTAGTATTAAACTTACGCTTTCTTACTTTAGTACCATATATTGAAGTTTTATCGCCTCCATGATGCTCTAAATACAAATAAGGTTCAAACGAACATTCATGCATTACTCTCTTACCGTCAGTATCCCATGTAAATAAATTTACACAACGATTACGACCATTATAAACTACATTACGATAAGACATCTATATCTTATTATAATAAGATAGTTCCTAATTCCACTGTTTAAGGAAATTTCGCTCATCACTCCCCCAAGGAGTATTAAGAGCTTCAATATGAGCTCCGATATTAGATTCTAGTTCTAATATTCTCTTTTCACCAATTTGCCTTAATTTAGGAATATTAGAATAATAATTATTCCTATTAGAATATCTCAAAATACCTCGAATTTTTTGATCGAATTCCTCCACATTTGAAAATCTTAAGCTGCTAGGAGCGGTATGATATGTATCCATATCTTGACATAAACACGGTATACCTAATATACAAGCTTCGATAAATTTAATATCAGATTTAGCTTTATTAAAGTCATTAACTTGAAGAGGGGCTACCATTAATTGTGCGTTTAAATTAGCTATAAAATTAGGATATTTTTGAAGTGATTGCCAAGGGTAAAATTCTATTTTTTGCTGCTGTACTAAGTCTATTAATGTTGGAGGAAAGGCTCCTACAAAAACCCACTGAAATTCATCAACAGTTTTTCTAATATAATCTCTCACTTCTGATAAATCATCTTTACCTCCAGTTTTATTATCTACATCATAATGAGCTCCAGACCCTGTATATAAAATACGTGGCTTCTTTTTATTTTTATTAAATGCTTTTTTGATTGCATGTTCATTATATTGGTGACCCATCCAACCATAAGGTATAAAATTTGGTATAACAGTAATTTTTTCTTGACCGGTCTTTTCTTGATATAACCTTCTCATAAAGTCGCAGGTTACAGTAACTTCATCAACTAGGTTAATAATATCAATACAATTTTGTCTTACTTCTTCAGTATCAAAAGCAAATTTAAACTTATTGTAATCAGGAATAACCTCTCTGAAAACAACATCATCAACTTCATATACTATTTTAAATCCATGTTCTTGTTGTACTTGTTTAAGAAACTTAACAAATTCTTTTTGTTGAGCTGAAGCTTGTCTTTGAAGTTTTACACAATTTACACCTGTATACCAAACTGGATTAGTAACCATTGCAGTTGTTGATTGTGACATACCCAACCCCTCAGCATTAATAGTATTCTCTGGCCATAATATACGCCAATGACCACACCCGGAATAATCAGCAAGGTAGTTTACATATCTCGGTAAAGTTGCTTCTTTAGGTTGCAAGTTCTCTTGTTGTTGAATAGGAACACCAGGAGCGTTATTAGGTAATCCCTGAAAAGGATTTGCATATGGTTGTGGATATGGAGAAGGTCCAAACATTAATATATATAGGTTACATTTCGATATAATCTACCCTTGTAGTAATACCATTTTCTTTTTCTAAATATATAACATCACCTGTAACGGCTTTAATAGACTCTTTACGATGTGATATAACTATAGAACACTCATCCAACTCTTCAACTCTATCTTGTAAGATGGTTGTTATGAGCTCAATACCCTTTTCATCAAACGAAGAGTCAAAGAGTTCATCATATATCGCAATATTATAACGAACTCCGCCTTGTAGTCTTCTAATATCCGAAAAAGTAAATAAGCATGCTAGGTCAATTGACTTTCTCTCTGCACCCGAAAAGTTAAAATAAGAACATACTTTATTTTTTTCATTAAGTATCTCTTCTTCGAAATATTCATTAAAGATACAAATAGAGTTTGAATCAAGTCTTTTAAGATAATGTAATAATTTACTATTTAGCAACTCAAGTAACTTATTAACTATATAAGATTTGACTCCTTCCTCAGATACTACATACTTTACAATATCTAATTTAGCTAATTCACCTCTAAGCTCTTTAACCTTTTTAGATAGACGATCAACGCGTTGTTTAGTTTCAATAACAAGTGAATCAAAATCAGTGTCAGTAGATTGAATAGCTTCTAAATCACTCTCAAGCTCTTCCTGCCATTTATCTAATTGATATATTCTCTGTTCTATATTTTTTTTATTTTGTTCTTCTAATTTAGCTTCTGATATCTTATTACGACATTCATTAATTGCTTTTAAAAATCTATCCTTTCTTATCTTAAGCTCTTTTAACTCATCAGAATAGTTCTTTATATTACCTATAGCTTCATGAATAAATTCTTTAAGATGAGCTTTCTCTTTATCTATTAACTTCGCATCATGCTCTTCCATAGGGCGTAGACATACAGGGCATTTTTCTTCCTCTGTACCCATCTTCTTATATCT